GTCGTTCGGAATGGCATTAACTATTTCCTCTGGGGTAATAAGACTCTCAGGTACTGATAATACCCCACCGTGGAATGGTCAGCCTTGCTCTGAAGTTATTATTATAAATTCTTCAGGGGGCATACTCACGTTATATGATAATAATTATCTTGGGCCTGGGAGCTCAGTAAAGGTTGCTAATGGTGCCACATTTACACTTAGAGGCCTCACAAATGTAAATCAGATATCTGCGCAGGTTCCGGACAGCGATGGCCCAATATACTATAGAACTCAATACTTTAGTTCCAATCCAGCTCGTTAAACTACTGGCTCTTCTGTTTCCACCTCTGCTTCAACACCGGCTTCAATTTCCTCTCCTCCGCCGACATCAGCCTCTCCTCCTCCAAACTCTGGTATAGCACCACCGCCACCAACTCCGGCTCCCTCACCACCAACAGCAGCTTCTCCTTCTGCTAGTTCACCTGCTACTGCCATCTCTTTCCATGCTGGACCGGCAGCAGCTATTTGAGCTAATTCCCATTGCAGTTCAGCATCTTTACGTAAAAACTCTCTATTAGCTAATATATCTCTATCTTTCCACCCCAAATATTTTTTCTGTGCATACGTCGCTGCGATAAATTCATCAGCGGCTACATTGGTATATGAAGTTGTTTTTAACTCTAGTCGTTGACTTTCTCTTAATTCGAAAAAATTAGTAGGTACGTTAAATGCAACCTCAAAATTAGTTTCAACTAAATCAAATTTTTCAAATAGTTTTTTTAATTTAAGATGAGTTATAAATCCTCGTTTTAATCCAGATGCAAATCTTTCTTGCTGTCTAATAACAAACCTAGCAAATTTTAATTCTTCTCTGAGAATAGAAGTGCCACCTGCCTCTACAGACTGTTCAGGATCTAGTCTAACAGAAGGCACTTTAAGAGCTCTGTATAGCTTCTTAATAAAATACATTAAGTCAGCAAGCTCACCTAAATTAGTTCCACCATCAAGTTGTTTAACGTCAGAAGCCTCTTGCCCTGATCGTTTTGCAAACCAAAATGCATCAAGCATTGATTGAGGATTAAACTTTTTAACCACATCATTTTGATCTAAGTCAAATGTTTTTCTTGACCAGTAATTTTGGATAAGTTTCTTTAAATAGGCCTCAGCTTTAGGTGGTGACATGTTACCTACATCGATATTAAATACTAACCTTTCAGGTGCTCTCACCAATCTATAAATAACAATTGCATCTTCAATAAGAGATAATTGACGATAAGGTCTTCTAGCATTTTCTAAGAAAGGTACCACAAAGTTTTTAGTATCATTATAAACACCTGAATTAACATATACAATTTGATTTGCATCCATTGGTATGAATTCAATCTTTTCTACTTTATTTGGTTGGGATGGACTAAAAATAGGCTTTCTATAGATATACCCTTTAACTAGCATGTTTTGTATATTGTTATATACCGGGTCAATAATCTCGGCTGGTAAATTAATAACACCTAACACACCATCCTCCACATACCCTTCATGAATAATAAGCTCAAAGAAAACTTCACCCTCTACCAGTAATTGTCTAAAATATTCCCAGCCTCTATTTCTGAGATCGTAATAAGTTACATACTTATCAAATTCTTCATCTAATACTTTTTTATCGTCTACAGTAAGATCAATATTTTTTAATTGCAACTTAGCAATAAACCCAGTATCATCTGGATTAATAGTTTCGTCGCATATTTCATCCAGTGCATCAGCTACTTCAGAATAAGCAGCCATAATCCGGTAGTCCCTTAATCTACCCGCCTTGTCATCTTGTACATTTGCGTACATGACATCTTGAAACGTAGTATCTTTCCCGAAATCACCTATAGGGAGATTATTATAAGGATTAGAAGAAGAAACAGATGCCCTAGCTAGCGCTTCAGATCTTCTCATTCCTGCCTTTGCAAATAATTTATATTTAGGGTTTAGAGTTTGATCTTCCGGGTTGCCGGCGTATGGTAATCGGTTTTGAATATATTGAACTAAATTTCTTCCAAAAGTTGATGCACGACCGTCATTAGTTACATAATTACGGTTTTTACCTGAAGAAGTTGATGATCCGGAGCCTGGCATATGTTTATATATTTATGTTAGAGCAATGATAGAGCTACTGGCCTGGAAAGAACTTGCTGTTCCAGCGTTATTATTAGTAATGAAAACAAATTTGCCATTAGCGCTTAATGTTGATGCGGGTAGGTAGATACTTACAAAGTTATCACCATCTATATTATAAAGACTGTTACTAAGTTTATACCCGGAAATTGTATCTGATTTGGCGGAAGTAATAGGTTCGTAAGTTGTGCTTTCTGGGAATAGGTCTGGGTTATTTGAACTAATATAAAAACTATTACTAAAGCCAAACCGTTTACCATATAAAATAAAACTATTGTTATTGTGTTTCTTTACATTAATTAACCCTCTAAGTGGAGCAAATGTACCAGTTGTGGAATAAAATATATTTGTAAATTCAGGGATTCCAGAAACTGTAACTGTTTCCGTGTAGCTAAGGTTACCGGTAATAGAACTATTGTAAGAAGATAGAGCTGCATAACCTTGCTGCTCGTAGGTAAGATATTCTACTTGTAACTCTTCATTTTGAGGGTCATATGGTGAATAAATTTTGTTAGCTAGATTTACATTTATAAAATTGTTATCTATTTTATAAATTGGGCCTGATGTATCTTTTTCCTCCGGAAACAACCACCCTTTAATTGTAAAGGAAGTATCTACTGTAACTCTAAATTGATCATTGTAAGTAGTATCTGTAGGTGTATCATAAGTAAGTTCACCATTCCATAATACTTCACTTCGTATTTCTTGTGTATAATTTGCCCCGAAATCACTAGGAACTTCCCACGATAATATAATATAGGGGTTGTTATATGGTACAAAATTAGAAATAATTTGATCTATATCTTGCATGTATCTTGCTAAAATAGACATATTAACTTCTAAATTAATAGGAACAGGCATTAAGAATTTTGAATACGCCGGTGGATTTTCATCAGTAGTTGACGGCACGCCAGAATGTTGCAATTTATTAAAAACCCTACTTTCATCTCTACTTACGCTTGCTAAGTTTACTGCAACTACAGGTAGGGTAATGTTTTGTGCCTTATTAATAATATCATACATCACCCGCTGCTTGGGTGCAAACACATATCTAACCTCTACTAACTGCTTGGCTTGTCGATCTTTGTTAAATCTTTTAATTACTACATCATCAAATGCAGCCACAAACTGTGTAAGAAGATTTTTAATCTCAAAATGGTAAGCTCTATTCTTCACTTATATATATTTATTACGAAAACCGTTCAACAAAATATTTTGGAAGCTTATGCTTGTTCTTAATAATGTTTTCCACTATTGTACCATCTAATATATAAGTTATACAATGATCCTTTTTTGAACGAATCCCTCTACCACATGCTTGTATAAGAGAGCAAAGCATTTTATTTATATACCAATGAGAATCGTCTTTCATTAGTCTCTCTATTCGTTTATCTTTTGTTGGTAGAAAAGGTGCTTTTACTATTATTTGAAAACGTGCTAGTTTATCTTTTAAATCAACGCCGTGGGACATTGAAGGGGATATTAATACAGTTGGCTCTTTATTTTTTAAATGCTCCTCTAAAAGAAGTTCGTTTCTTATTCCGGGTTCTCTAATTAAAAAGCGGTCGTCTGTTAGATTTTGTGATAAAAATTTTGTTATAGTGTTGTTATGTGTATGTATTATACCCTTATCATTTTTATGAAACTTGCAAATTTCTTTAACTTGCTCTACTACTTTAGGTAGATTGCGCTTCATGGTATGATAATTTAGCTTTACTTTTGTATTACAGTAAATAGGGGCATTTTTTGGGTCAAAAGAGGACTCTGCTTCAACATACTTAAACTTTTTAATACCTAAAGACTTGCAAAAATTATTTGGATCTATAATAGTCGCTGACATTAAAATAATTTTATCAGCATGTTTAAAAAGATGGTCAGATAATTTGTCTACTTTTAGAGGCATAAAAGTAATCCCTTTAGAATCTCTCTCAAAAATGTACTCACTTTCGTGCCATGTATCTAGAATGAGAGATAATTTAGAGTGGGTATTACGTAAAGTAATTAGTTCGTTCTTTTTTTCAATAATATGTCTATTTTTAGCTTTAGGAGCACTATTTACAATATCCCTTAAGCACTCTATTCGATCATTGAGATCTAAAATAAGTGTATTGATCCACCGCACTATATTAGCATTACTTTTTGTGTAAAAGGGTCTTATTTTTACTTCTAATTTTTTAAGTGCTTCAAAATTTACGTTACAAGAAAACTCTTTTACTAATTGATCTTCTAATTGTGAGGCCTCATCACAAATAATGTATTGTCTTTTCTTTAAGTGATCCGGTAAAGAAAAGAACATATTATAGTTAAGAGTACTGAAAGTAGAAGTAAGGGCGTTATTTCTACTTTCATAATATGGGCAAATTTTTTTAGCCCAACACTCTTCCTTAAGCTTCGATACATGTAAGCAGGGTGCTAGCTCAACTGTAAATCGGTCGTCTACAGCACATTGATAATTAGATTTACCTTTTAATACATGTATATCTTCAAATAAATCTTTATATTGATCTTGTAAGGCTTTAGTAATAGTTAAAGCCGTGCATCCGAACGCTTGTTCATCATTACAATCATCTTCATATGCATATCCGCCTCCTTGTGACCGCCTATACGCTAAATAGTGAGTTATAAGATCTCTAAATTCTTGGGTAGGTTTATCAGCAACATTGCCCAATGTTTTAGATACAAATGATTTTCCAGATCCGGTTGGTGCATTACACACAACAAATTTATACCCATCCTGAAATCCCTGGTCAATATTTTTAAGGAGCTTTACTTGTTGTGGATTTGGATTGTAACCATCCGGGAAGCTATTAATTAAGCCAACATGCACAATTAATTATAGTTACGTTTCCTCAGAAGGCAAGATGTACACTAGATTATTATATAGTTTTGACTTTGAGGAGCTATCTAAAAATTTAATTGTATTAACTTGTTTTTTGGGTATAAAACAACTTAAATGGTAATTTAAAATCGTGCAGTTTTCAATATCTTCAACTTTAAATGGATAAGGTATATCATAAGACTTTAAAGTATCATTATATTCTAGCGTTAGGTTTATATAATATTGCTT